ATGCACAAATGACAAATATTTTTTTATACCTATAAATAAAAAAAAATTATGGTACTGCGTTTAAGAACCCACTGCGTTTAAGAACCTACTATGTTTAATGATCTTGAATTGCGAACTGATAAACTTGATCGTCAAACAAAGCTGACAGATAATCGAAATAAAATTCTGTAATGTCCTCATCATTCAGCTCAACCTTATAAACATCAACATCTGTTACAGGTGGTTGCATCCAGTCGCCTGGATCGTACTTGTATTCGTAATGAATAACAAGATCATAGTATTTATCGTTTATTGAATAGCTTCCTTTTTTACTCATCATATATTTTAGTTTGTAGCACTTCTATGTTTGCTGTTAAACAATCTATTTTGTCTTGTAGCTCCTGAATCAAATGATCTTTTTCAATTATCACTGACTCTCTCTTTTGGTATTGATTAACCAAATGCTGATAATCTTTTAGCACTCTTGCTAAGTCTTCTCTATTTGTCATATTTAATTTTTATTTTATCCTGTAAAAAATTTATTGTATCCATTATAAATTTTTCTTTATCCTCTTTAGTTTCCATAACAGAAGGAACACAGAGCCATATCTGTGTTCCCTTTGCACAAAAGAATTTTCGTATGATTTTACCTAATGTTCTCATAACTCTTTTATTGAATTTTTAATTCTATTAAGCCTCCACTCATATAGTTTAGCCTTCTCTTTTGTAACCTGTGTTACAATAAAACCTAAGCTCTGAAATATATCATCTACATTCCAGACTAAAGTTTTATTATTATCTATGTCTCCATATTCAACATATAATTCACCATCTGAACAGACGATAGTATGACTATCATAAATATAAGTATGTCTTTTTGCTGACTCAAGTTGCTTTTCAAGATCAGCTATTTTATCTTTCATTTTCATAATATACCTTTTGCTATTGACTCATTTAACCTTTTAATCATACTTTTAATTTCATCCTCCTGTATCCTTTCTAAGCATTGATTATCTTTCTCGTCAAAGCTGACTCGATAAACTAACACCTCTTTGTCTGTTAGCCAGTATTCATATTCCTCCCAACATTCAGAGTCATAAGTAGTAACACCCCAACCAGTAAACTCAGAGTTGTCTAATTGATAAGTACCAGCATACTTGGATGAAAACCTAAGTAACTGAGCGAACTTGTAACTCGGATCGTCTCCTCGTTCTTTATTAAATCTATCGTTAAACTTAGTTAACCATAAATAATTAGCTTCTGGGTATCCGTCCCAATGCTTATATATCTTAGCGTACTTTACGCCATCTATTTTAATTGTACATCTTGTAGCCATAATTATTTTGTTTTACCATTATCTAAATTTAACTTATCTAACACCTTTAACATTCCAGCTCCTTCTAATTTTTGTTTAGCGTTTCCCTGGAACAATAATTTGTGTGCAGACTCTCTTAAATCAATAGAGTCGTCTTTCTTTGATCTGAGGTTCAAAGAACCTTCTAAGTCTCCGTCAATATATCTATCTCCAAAAACTTCTTTCATCGCTTTTTTAAATTCTTGTATTTTCATATTGTTTTGTTTTTATAATTAATTTAATTTTCAGCTTGCCACTTTCCACAGGTTGAACAATGTGCATCTCCAACATACTGCAAAAATGTAACTTCTTTACTACCACAATAATAACAATGTAATGGAATTAAATTAAATCCAGAATTGATTACATCTTGTGTATAAATTTTATTTTTCATTTGTTTTGTTTTTATATATTATGTTAATGTTTATTAATAAGATTAAATATTTGATTATTATAATCCTCTAACATACTTTCAGTGTCAATAATAATATCTCCACTATCTTGACACTCAGTATAACAAATTTGTATTTTTAAGTAATTCATAGTTTTATTTGATATCATAAAATTTAAAACCATTTAATTTTATTTTTTTATTTTCTACCAATTTTAAATTTCCAATTTTTATTATTTTGTTCTTACTTTTTGTTTTTAAATTTTTCATAGTTTTATTTGTTTACCATTTATATTAACCTGTTTTAAAGTAAACAGATTAATCATTCTATATGCAAGCTTTTGCATATCAAACACAACAAGCAATCCCTTTGACATAGGATCAAAAGACATTCCCTGTCCTGTTACACCTTTAGAGACTCCACGCCTTGCGTTCATTCTCCTTTCGGTTCCATCCTTCTTAATGAAGGTAGCCGAGAATATTTTACCATTCTCGGACTCTTTTATAAATTGTTTTATTTTTTTATTCATAATTAAAATGTTTTGTTGGATGCAATATATAAAACTTTTTTTAATAATTGTGTATAAAATGTTAATTATTTTTTTGTGTATCTGCTTGACCTACTGCGTTTAACGATAAACCTACTGCGTTTAATGATTACCCTACTGCGTTTAACGAATGGAGTAGGTGCCTTTGTTAAATCCTTCTAAAGCGTATTGAGCTGCGTAACGGATTGAGTCGATGCAGTGATTGAATTTATCGACAGGTTTAGTTTGACCTTTGGTTGCCCAAACATAATTATTTAATTCTTTAACAAGATCCGTAGAGTCAGGATCTATTATTAAATCAAAGTCTTGTAGTAATGCAATACCAGATAGGATAGACCCACTGCGTTTAACGGTCGGTCTTATGTTCACTCCCTTCGCCTTGACTTCTTTTATAAGTCTCGGCTCAGAGTTATCTGATATTATTAATTGTGGTCCAGCATATCTAATATTAAAGTCTGCAATCTGTGATGTAGAAAGTCCAGCTTTGCAATACATTACTTTACAAAAGATACGCCTACCCTTTTTATCTATACTGAGTTTAGTGAGAACAGTCGGATCAATACTAAATCCAAAGTCTTGACCATAGTATATTTCATAGTTCTCGTTGAAATCTCCTATTCTCCAATTCCTAAATATAACACCTTCTTGTTTCTCTAACCAAGCTCCCATTATCTGATGTGTATATTTTTCTGGTCTTCTTCTTCTTATATCTTGTATTTGGTTTAAGAATGATATTGACAAATTATCTTTATTGTCTAAATATGTTGTGTGTATATATGTAATACTTTGTTTAACACCATTGTAACCATCAGGTACATCTCTATTTTGAAAGAACCTACCAAATATCCAGTGTTCTTTTGTTGTTGGGTTCAGTATTAGTATAACCCTATTGAGTTTATTCTTCACCCTGACAGACTGGTCAATCTTATCAAAGTCATCTTCACTTGTTAGCTCTTCAGCTTCGTCCAATACAAATGTAGTTATTGCGTTTAATGATTTAAGTGCGGCAGTCTGATTTCCTGACGCTGTTCTAATACCTTTAAAAAGTATACTTGATTGTGTTTTAATATTTGTAATCTCATCCTTAGTTATTCTAAAGTCTTCTACCACACCCATAAGCTCAAGCTTCTCTATAAACTCTGGAATAATAGATGATGCTGCTGAGACCATTGTATACCTAGTAAACAATATTTTATGACCTCTTTCGTAAGTAAGCAGCAATAAGAATACATTTACTGCAAATGATTTACCACTGCCCCTTCCGCCCGTTACTATAAAATATCTTGATTGATTACCAAAAGCTTGGTACTTGCTATTCAGCTTCGGTGGTTTCATCTATATCTATTGTTTTTTCTTTACTACCCTCAAAGAAATTCATTATGGATATATCAACCTTTTCTGCATTACCACCCAGATCCACATAATCTTTTGGCTTCCCATAAACATACTCAACGATCATCTTACGGTCAAACTGTGAGTCTCTTGCGTTTTCAGCTATAAGTTTCCAGAACTCTTGTTCAGATCCGTATATCTGTCTTATAGCGTCTGTAGCCAATACTTTTGACCTATTGCGTTTAGCGACATTCATTTTACTAGAACTAGCCAGAGAACGCCTTAAAATGGCGTCTCCTGGCTTCTGACCGTTATTCTTTCTACCGTCAGTAGTCTTCATATACTTTCTTACTGTTTTTTTTCTAGGCATTTAGTTTCGTATATATGTTGATATGTTTTCCAAATCTTGTCACTCCAGTTAGTCTTTGTATATAGTTTTTCGCTTTCTGCTTTAGTGCCTTTGTATTCTAATACAATTACAAATAATTTGCCAACAGGCACTGGGTAAAGTTTGTATCCGTTTTTAAAACACCAAGATATAGCATCCAAGTTATAGCTTGTGTTGATTTTCTTTTTATAAACATCCTTCTTGTACCTTTTGTTTTTCATTTAAATCTTTAATCATTATTTTATATTTAATGATCTCAGATTTTAAACTAATGTTTTCGTTGATCAAATCTAATTTACCTTTTTTTGTGTTGTTTATGAAGTGCTTGTATTCTTTCTCAAAGTTTTTACAAACACTTGCCAGGTAATGATCATATTTCATTACAGTAGGTATTACTTTTTTTAATGAGTGTAATACAGATGAGTGGTGTATCCCCATTGACTCACCTATTTTTTCTAAACCGCAGGAAGTGTGTTTTCTTGCTAAATGAAAATATACAGCTCTTGCATAAACGTAAGATCTTTGTCTGGTCTTTTGTGTTAAATCAAGTTCTGTACAATGTTCTACGAAAGATTTTATTTGTGATAATTTCATATTGTTAATTAATTTCTGACAAACCTAAGAAAAATTTTGCTGACTTTATAGCTAAATATATTCCTTCGCATTCTTCATAGAGTTCTAAGTCCTCAAAAAACTTAAGCGTCCTCTCGCATTCCTCGATAGTAGATCCGTGTGTCAAATCTTCTACTGTAAAATCAAAATATAGTTTTGACAACGGGTCATTAAATTCCAAAGTACTTGACATAGTTTCCAACTGCCTTCTCAACTTTTCGTTCTCCTGACTTAATAAAATCCTCTGTAACCTCATCTGTCTTTACCTTTTTTGTACGCTTATCAATTATTATAAATTCAAAGGCTTCTTTATCAAACAGCTTCATATATAAATAAGCTTGCATATCATAGCCATAAAAAAATTTATTGTAATCCCAGTTATCAATGTCACCAGTGGTCTTTATATCAACAACTCGATCCTCGCATAATAAATCAGCCTTACCTCTAAAAGGTAATCCAAAAACATAATTTATGTTTGGAACTTCAGGTTTGCCGCTTTCAATTAATTCTTTTGACCTACTGTGTTTAAGAATACTATCTTTAAGATCCTCTGCCCAAAGCTTCTCCTTATAAAGCATTACTTCTTTTTTAGATGTTTCAAACATAGCTTTGAACTCTTTGTTTCTTCTAGTTCCAACATCTACAAAATCATAATAGTCATCTAATTTTTCTGACTCTAAAACAGTGACGTGAAACAATCTGCCGTCTCTCAATGGTTTGATATTAGAATCTAAAGCATTGTCTTGAAATAAATAATCTTCAACACTTTCACATAACTTTTTACAAGAGGATGAAGACAAACAGTTCTCACCCAAGTAACCATAATAAAATTCATTGTCATACATCTTGTCGATTAATTCATCGACATTCCATTCAGATCCGTCAAGTAGTCTTATTGTTTTCATAAAAGTTTTTGTGCCTTATCAATACTAATATATGCTACAACTTTTTCTACTCTTTTCTTATTGCTAAAGTTTGTTGTTGCTGGATTTTTACTATTGATTTCCCATCTTGGATCAGCTAAAAAAAGATTATAACAGTATATGCCTTTTGGTGTGCTGCATATATAAAGAGGTGTCTCGTCTGATCCAAAACACTCAGATATTAAATAATCATATTTACTTTTCTCAATAATCAAATCCTCATAGTGTTTAGTTCTACATTTAAGCTCAATCCTATATCCCCATATACTTGAATAACAATCCCACTTTGACATTCTATATTCAGATTTAACTAAGTCTGTAAAGTGATAGAGTCTTAAATAGTTAAAGAGCTCTCTTTCGTTTTTAATAGTTCTCATATAATCTTTTCAAAGGATTATATACGTTTGATACAAAACAAGAACTACAACCAGTAGCCCTTTGGTGAGCATTAAATACCCTGTTGTATATGTTGATAGACCTGCTAACTTTATCAGCAGAAAGCACACTACCTTTTGTATTAAACATATTGTCAAGAAAGATATACTCTGATTCAGTTAAACACTCTGGCTTACTGTAATCAAATAATTTATTTAATTTTTCTTTTCTTTCATCACAACCACAATCTTCACCGAGTGCCCACTTAACAGCTTGTTTGATTCCTGTGGCTTCTGTTATTTTTTCTATATCGTCACCAAGTCCTTTAGACTTGTTGTCGAATTTCTTTTTCCACTCTTTATATTTTTTTGTTCTTTTATCTTTTGGTTTTTTCATATTATTTAATTTTATCGTAATCTTTGTTGAAGAAGTCTATGATATCTTCACCAAACTTTTCTTCTATTATATTTTTATAGTTCTTACAAGAATTGTATATACTTGTCAAAGATATTTTAGTTTCTGATGCTATTTGCCTTAAACTTTTATTTGTAAAATAATACAATCTAAATAACTTTTCATCGTACCAATGCCAAGTTTTTATTTCGTTTTCTATATTATTCATAATAATTTCATTTGCCTTTTCCATATTAACAACGTCTATTTCTTCTTCGTATGAGCTAGTCATATCTGTATTGTATTCATAGGTATTGTTTTCATCAAAAGCATCATAGTCCTTATACTCTAAGAATATATTTTTTTTCTTTTTGTTTTTATGTTGGTAAAATAAATTCTTGATAGTCACATAGATATACAGTGAATTTATCTTGCCGTCTACTTTTATTTTTTCTGGATCGGTGATGTATCTTCTCATTCTTAAATACATCTTTTGTACGAGGTCGTTTGCTAAATGTTCATCTTTACAAATGGAGAGAGCTATCCTATGCCACTCTTTATTTCGTTTAGATAATTCATTTAGTATCATTTTCTATTTCTTTTTGCAAGTTAGCTAAAGCTCGCCAAGCAACTTTAGCAGAATGCCTAATACCATCATCATCAAAAGTACCTACTTGCAACAAATGTCTAGCTAGAGCATCAAGCTCATCTCCAGACTTTGATCTGTCCCAATGCAATCTTTTGTATGGGTTATGTTGCTCGTTACCTTTGTAACTACATCTTGCAACTTCTTTGATTGCATCTGGAAAATAATTAAGAACTCCTGAATATACTGGTATTTTTTTTCTGTCCATTCGCCTTAATATAATAATTTTAATTCAATTTTATATTCATCTGCATAATATTTTTTTAGTTCCTTAACATAACACACGCTTGCATCGTTCTCAAATACTATACCTTCCAAAGCGTCCATAAACGCTTTGTTCACATTATCAAGCAGGTCTGGACTTGCAATCCTGTATGTAAACTCCTGCTTCTGTTTCTTTTTCCATTTAGTTGGATACTTGTAAATGTAATGTAGGTATTCGACTGTAATAGGCGTACTATGTTTAATGATCTCAAAGTCTTCTGGTAGCTGAGATTTAGTTTGATGTATTATTTCTTTTTTATATTTTACTACATTCTTTGGTGTATAGGTGTATCCTTTTCTTGACATTCTTACAGATTGATGTGCTACAGGTCTAATATGGTATATAAGTTTTAGTTCCATCCTGATATTCTCATTTCTAATTTAGCAATAAACTTTTCAATTCTACTAATTTCTTCTAACAAACCTAACATTTCTTTT